CAGCAGCAAATGATGCAGCAAATGCAGCCTCAGATTGATGATAAAGCGGCTCAGATTATTGCTGACTTAACCGAGGAGCTTGCTCAAGCAATGACTCCAGAGGAGCAAGGTGATCCTCTAGTCGATATAAGGAACCAAGAGCTTCAATTGAAGGCCGCAGATATGCAGCGCAAGCAAGAAGAGTTTGATGCGAAGCAGGCATTCAACGAAGAAAAAGAACGCAATGACGTATTAATTGCACAACAACGTGTTGATGTATCTGAGTCTGCATTAGCGGATAAAACTAGAATTGCTGAAGATAGAATACAAACACAACGCGACATTGCCTCTTTGAACGCAATGAATAAAGGATAGCACTATGACTTCAACTGTTAGAGCAAAAATGGCAGCGCAGGAAAAAGAAAAAAAGGTAGCTCAACGGCTATCTGAAAATCCTGTGGAAATGGTAAGAGCGCGTAATAAGGATGGACACTTTGTCAAAGATGACCCAAGCACGCCAGAAAACGAAGCGTGGGTTGAAAAGCCGAAAGCCAAGAAAAAGCCAGCCGCAAAGAAAAAAGCAGCCAGCAAAAAGTCTAAGTAGGTTTAGTAAAGCGGCAAGACCCCAGAAGTTCCAAGGAATCTTCTGACTTTCTGGTATTTTTACTTGTGCTTCCCGTACATTAGCATACTATATGCGGTATGGACGCACTAAATCTTGCAGAATATTTATACAAAAACATACGTGAGCGCGATGTGCGCCTTAAAGACAAGCTCGCGGATGGTTCGATACAGACCTTTGAGGAGTATCGGTACATCGTAGGTGAAATACGCGGCATGGCCTATGTTGAAGATGAACTTAAAGCCGCGATGAAAGGCATAGAGTACGCAGATGACTAGCAAGTTATTTGTGCCAGATCACGTTGCGAGGGCAGCGAAGAAGGCCATAAAAGAAAACGAATCTATTCCAAAACCTATTGAAAACGCTTTTGGAAAAAGTTCGGAAAGTAAAAACGAAGATGATCCATCACAGATGGAGGCTTCATCACTTGAAAGACTGCCGCAGCCCACAGGCTACCGAGTTCTTATCATACCTTATTATCCTAGTGAGAAAACAAAAGGCGGAATTATTGTTCCAGACGCTGTTCGAGAGCGTGAATCCTTTGCTACTGTAGCGGCTTATGTCGTTAAGTTAGGGCCTGATGCTTATGCTGACACCCAAAAGTTCCCAAATGGTCCTTGGTGTAAAGAGAAAGATTGGGTTCTTATAGGAAGATATAGTGGAAATAGGTTTAAAGTGGAAGGTCTTGAGGTTCGTATCATAAATGACGATAATATTATTGCTACGATTCTTGACCCCAAAGACATTTCTTATGTATAAGGTAGTGGAGAGCAAGGAAAATGGCTATGTCTGAAGATATTCGTGAAGACGAAGACTTTAAAAATGGCGCATCTGTTGAAGTCGAAGATGACAACAATGAAGTCGAATACGAGGTTTCTGAGTCCGAAGGTGACGAAGAAGAAACCCGAACAAATGTTCGTAAAAAATCAAACGATGACGACGAACTAGAAAATTACAGTGAATCTGTTCAACGTAGAATTAATCAATTAACCGCAAAGCGAAAGCAAGCCGCTGAAGAAGCTCAAGCTGCTGTTGAATATGCTCAAAACATGCAAAATGAAAACGCTCAAATGAAGCAGCGTTTGCAGCAGATGAGTGTAGGCTATAATTCAGAAACTGAAAATCGCTTGAAGGCTCAAGAGGCTCAAGCTACTCGTGCGTATACTGAAGCCAGTGAGTTGGGTGATTACGAAAAAGCGGCTAAGGCTCAACAGGCTTTGTCTCAAATAGCTGTAGCAAAAGAAAAAGTAAGAACTCAAAAAAATAAAATTAAACGTGAACAGGAAATTGAGGCTTACAATCAACAAGTTTATCAAGAGCAAGCTGCCCAACAGCAGTATCAAATGCAGCAAGCTCCTGCGAGGCAGGAACAAGCGCCCCATGATCCTAAACTCAGTGGCTGGCTTCAAAATAACTCTTGGTTTGGAAGCGATAGAATTATGACTCGTGCTGCTCAAGCAATTCATGAACAGCTTGTTTTAGAAGAGGATTTTGATCCTTCGTCAGACGATTACTATAAAGAAATCGACTCTCGTATGCGTAGGGAAATGCCTCAAAAATTTAATCGGGAGAGACGGTCCAACGCCCAGACTGTTGCTCCTGCGTCCAGTGGACGGTCAGTAAAATCAGGGCGGAAAAAATCGGTGGAATTAACACCCGGACAAGTGGCTTTTGCTAAAAAAATGAGGATTCCTCTTGAAAAATACGCAAAAGAAGTCGCAAAAATTAGTAGTCGGAGAGAATAAAATGGCAGATAGGACACCACGCGAATCAAACACGCGGGAACGCTCAGAGCGTTCAATGGAATGGCGACCCGGCTCTGCTTTGGAAGCTCCCGAACCACCAATCGGTTTCAAACACCGTTGGATACGCGAATCCGTAATGGAATTCGACGATAAAACTAACGTTCACAAAAAACGGCAAGAAGGCTGGGACCTCGTTCGCGCTGAGGAATATCCCGATTATGTAGGACCTGTAGTAGATGAGGGACGAAACGCTGGCACCATTGGTGTTGGTGGTCTTGTTCTCGCTCGAATCCCCGTCGAAATGGCAGACCAGCGGAATAAACACTATCAAGGTGTTTCTAAAAACCAACTGGACGCAGTGGATCGTGACTGGATGCGTGAAAACAACCCAGCCATGCCTAAGCTAAGTCCTCAACGTAAATCTTCCGTTTCTTTTGGAATGAAAGGAATGGGAAACTCTGAAGGAGAGTAAAGATGTCTAATCAAGACGCTGCTTTCGGCCTTCGCCCTATCAAAACGAGCACTAGCTCGCAGAGACAGAATCGCTACCGTATTGCCTCCGGGTATAGCACAGGTATTTTCCAAGGTGACTTAGTTCTTGTCGCCACTGATGGAACAATCACTCGTGCTCCCGCTGGTGGTACTGCCTTGATTCTGGGCGTATTTAACGGCTGTTCATATGTAGACGCTAGTGGTGATGTTATTTTTTCAAACTACTGGCCTGCAAGCGCAACTGGGACAGATATTTTCGCAAATATCATTGATGACCCAAGTGCGACTTTCGAAATCCAAGCTGATGCTGCATTCCCTGTAGCTGATTTGTTTGGCAATTTTGACATTGTTGACGCAACAGCAGGAAGTACCGTAAGTGGTAATTCTCGCACTGAAATTGATGTCACAACTGGCGCAACGACTGCTGGTCTACCACTTAAAGCCATCGACATTTCTCAAGATCCTGAGAATAGCGATGTTTCATCTGCGAACACTAACGTGATCGTTAAAATCAATAACCACCTGTTCAGTGCTGGCACTGTGGGTCTGGCATAAGGAGACTAAGTTATGGCTATTTCACGTTCACAACTGGTCAAAGAGCTAGAGCCGGGCCTCAATGCGCTGTTCGGTATGGAGTATGATCGCTACGAGGGCGAACATGCTGAAATCTTTGATACAGAAACTTCAGACCGTGCGTTTGAAGAGGAAGTTATGCTCGTCGGATTTGGGAATGCTCCCACAAAATCCGAAGGGTCTGGCGTCGAATTCGACAATGCTAATGAAGCATATACTGCTCGTTATTCACACGAGACAGTGGCGCTTGCATTCGCTTTGACGGAAGAGGCTATCGAAGACAACCTGTATGACCGTCTTGGTGCTCGCTACACGAAAGCGCTTGCGCGTTCTATGGCACACACTAAGCAGGTTAAAGCGGCGTCAGTATTAAACAATGCGTTTAATGCTAACTTCTCTGGTGGTGACGGTGTTGAGCTTTGTTCAACAGCACACCCACTTGCAGGTGGCGGTACTTTCCGCAACGAACCATCAACAGCGGCTGATCTCAACGAAACTTCGTTGGAAAATGCGTTGATTGATATTTCGACCTTCGTAGATGAGCGTAACATGATTATCGCTTTGCGCGGCACAAAAATGGTTATTCCACCACAACTGCAATTCGTTGCAGATCGTTTGTTGGAATCAACATTGCGTGTTGGCACTGCTGATAATGATGTAAACGCAATTCGCAACATGGGTATGCTTCCAGAGGGTTACACTGTGAACCACTTCTTGACAGACCCAGATGCGTTTTTCATCAAAACTGATGCTCCAAACGGTTTCAAACATTTTGAACGCTCACCTATGCGTACAAACATGGAAGCTGATTTCGACACAGGCAACATGCGCTTTAAGGCTCGTGAGCGCTATAGCTTCGGCTATTCCGACCCACGCGCTGTGTTCGGTTCGCCGGGCGCATAATTTGTGATACAGTGAGGTTATCCTCCCTGTAAACTTTAGGGGGCTGCTTCGGTAGCCCCTTTCTTTTTTTATAATTTATGTTATGCTTAATTTATCCCTGACAGTTGCATGGTGCGACTGACTAACCCAAGACAGGAGATTGACATGGGTACTACAACATTTAACGGACCAGTTCGGTCTGAAAACGGCTTTGAAACCGTATCTAAAAATGCGACTACTGGTGCTATTACAATTACCAGTGGTTCGAAAATGGGAACTGAAGCTGCTGGCGGTGCGGGCATTGAAGGAACGGCTGCTGTTTACGTTACGCAAGTAGAGCGTTTTAAAAGCGATACCGCAACAAACGTAAACATCGTAAAAACAACTCTTTTGATTGATCTTACTGGTTTGCGTTCAACTGCGGCGGGTGACATCATTGGTAAAGATGGTTCTGGCGTTGCTTACATTGGTCGCGTTACAACGGCGAATCAAGGTACAGTATTCGGCGTAACCATGCTGTGCCTTGAAACCCCAGCAGGCGGTGATCCAGATATTAATTTGCATTCTGCTACTGAAGCTACAGGTGTTGAAGATACACCCATTTCTGATTTAACTGAGACTTTGATTATTAACTCAGGTGATTTGGCAGCAGGTAGTTTGGTCGCTGGTGGCGATATTGCAGCAGATCAATATCTTTACCTAACTGCGGGTGCAACAACAGATGCAGATTATACAGCGGGTAGATTACTTATTACAATCACTGGCTATGACGTTGCTTCTTAACCTAACATAAGGAGTAATTAACATGGCAGATGCTGTAGCTACACAAACTCTTTTGGACGGCGAAAAAATGGTCGTTCAAAAATTTACCAATGTTTCTGATGGATCAGGTGAATCTGAGGTTGTTAAAGTAGATGTTAGCGCACTTGTTGCTAACGCTCGTGGTCAAGCGTGTACTGGAGTTGTCATCGAAAAAATTTGGTGGCAGTGTATTGGTATGAAAGTTCAGATTTTGTGGAATGCTACTACCAATGTATTTTGTATAGAATTAGGTGAAAACCAAAGCGGCAATCACGACTATACAGCTTTTGGTGGCCTAATTAATAATTCTGGAAGTGGTAAAGATGGAGATGTTCTTTTCACAACAGTTGGTCACACAAGCGCAGATACTTACACGATCATAATGTCTATGCGGAAAGAGTATGGCTAAACGTTCCGACAAAATGCCGAAGCGCAATAAAAAGAATTTCCGCCCCACAAAAAAGGGGGCGGGAATGACTAAAGCTGGTGTGAAAGAATACAGACGTAAAAACCCCGGATCTAAGCTGAAGACTGCTGTAACTGGAAAAGTTAAAAAGGGCAGCGCAGCAGCTAAACGTCGTAAATCGTACTGCGCACGTTCCGCAGGACAAATGAAGCAATTCCCTAAAGCGGCAAAAGACCCGAATAGTCGTTTGCGGCAAGCTAGAAAAAGGTGGAAGTGTTAAATGGCAATAAGTCGTAGTCAGATGAAAAATCAAATCAGTA